AAGAGTAATAGAGCCAATGAGTATAGATAGCACCGGCAATGTAGGCATTGGAACTGTCATAGTAAAACTTTACGTAAAGTTTTTGTCTAACTTTCCCGTGCCGGGGAACGACTTATCGTAGTCATTTCTTTTTTATTTTAATTAATTCTTTAAGATACCATTCGGCTTTCAATAAATCTTCTAAACTGTTCTTGTTCTTATGCCTGTATCTCCACATATACTTAATTATATTACCTTGTAAATAATACTCGTATCCATTTTCGCATGCAGATTTAATTGCATCGATACATTCCACGTTACCTTTTCTGTAATGATTAGGCTTGTTAACTTTATCATTCTTCATCTAAATATTCCTCTATATCGCTGATCTTATGTTGATTTATGAATATTGGAGTGTCATCGCCAACCCATGCACCTATGGTATTAAAATCAAACCACTCCACAGCCTCTTCCTCACTCCATTTATTGTCATGCATCAATATCATTATGCATTTATCATAATCATATAATGCAACTTGATTTCTACTAAAAGCACTTATAGTAGTTCCAACAAATGCTTCTTTGTATTCATCGTATAATTTCATTTTAATCCATGCTCCTTGTGATGACAGCTAATGCAAAGCAAGTCACATTTAGCTATTTCTTCTTTTATCTTTTCCATAGAATGGTTCTTGCCAACCAATCTAGATATATTGTTAATCTTTGTATCAGGATCTCTATGATGGAAATGTAGTATATCCGGATTATCTTTGTATCCACATACCATACATCCAATCTCTTTCTTGTAAGCACTTACTTGCAATCGTTTTTCTGCTTTACGTCTAGCATTTAATCTGTTGGTTGCTTTGTTTTTAAATCTTTCATTGGCATCATTCTTGGCTTGTTTTGAGGTTAAGTTCATTTTTAAAGAATTTTTTACTAAGAAACTTTCCAAGTCTTTATTAAAGTTACTGTAATTATCTAGTTTGTCTGCCAACTTTCTAAACTGATTTGCCATACAATTATAATTTATTTGCTTACTAACCTCGTCTTCAGAGTATTCTTCAATAGATATTATGTATCCATCTAGTCGTTTCTTTACGCCATTAACAATGCCATAAGCATTTTCTACTTTTTTATCTATTTTCATGTCTGTTCTTTCTTGGCTGCCGATAAATCAGAGTGTGAAATTATTTTAAAATCATTTATATCAAAGTGGCATACCGGCTCTTGATCTTGCCAATCATCCCTATCAGATCTGCCACCTTGCTTTACCTCAAAGTCAGAAAAGAAATCTATCCATCCGGTTGCGTCTGACCAACTTACAAATAAAACTGATTTAGTTCCGGTCACGGATGCTAACCTTCTGGCTATAATTACTTTGGATAAAGATATTATATAAGTAGAAAAGTCATGTACTGAATTAAGTCTGCATTTTACTTCAGCAAAACCTAACAGCTTTTCGCTTCTATACATGACGTAATCTAACTTATAAGTTAATGGTAACTTTGAATAAGACATATCCCATTTATCTGACATATGTCTTAAAACATTTTTTTCTTTGTCGAGGTCATCTTTCGATTCGTATTTTACCCTAGTCATAACTTTACGTAACTTTTTGACTTCGTTGTTCTTCCAACCAAGCCTTGACCTCTGCCTTGCTCCAAATGTTCTTCTCTCTTTTTTCAGATTTTAACAACGGAAAAGGCTTTGGGAAGTTACGTTCTTCATCGTTGATTAACTTAACTATTGATTGTCTAGTTACCATAAGCATCTTTGACAAACCCTCAATAGTTATGTACTCAGCATCCTCGTTGCTTTCTTTGTTAAACTTCATGCGTGGCATCATCATCTCCTTTTTCCGGAGTACCATCTTCGTTTAGTTTTACCATGACAACCATATACCTAGAGCCAACCCAATCTTTGTGCAACTGTGGTGGCACATCGTTAGGATGTATCGTTAATCTGATGTTAGTTCCGTTCTTGTCTTGCATCATTGATGTTTTGACAGCCTCAAAATTAACTCCCTCAATTTGCTTTTCTTCTTCCATTTTAATCTCCACTAGAATTTTATTTCATCAAGTTCGTCTAATGACTTGGCAACCTCTTTTGGCAAATCATCATCTTTCTTAATTGGTGGCTCGTACACATTCCCTCTTAGAGACAGAAAAGATGTACCGGTTTTCTCACTATATTTTTTCCAACCAACTATACTGAATATTGGCTTAGTAACACCATCTTTCATTTGTTTAGCTAAGTCCTCAACTACATCGTGAGATATCTCAAATTGACCGGTATAGTCCGGAGATCTTTCTGATCTTTTCTTTCTTGTCATAAATAATGTGCCACTTGGTGGGTAAGTATTTTCCATCCTATTCTCCTATTTGTTTGGATTTTATTTTATCTGCCTTTTTAATAAAGGCTGTTGATACTTCGCCAAATGCATTTGCATCCAACTCTTTCAACGTCTTCAAAGCCTCTGCATTAATATTTTTAAATCTTCGCAGAGCCTCAATATCGTCTTCCGGCATAAAGGTCATGATAACTGACTTAATAATATCAACACCCTCTTTTACCGGCACACTTTCAACTTTATCTGATTGTGCATCTTTAACATCTATAATTTCTTTTTTAGGTGGTTCATCTTTTGGTGGATCTTCTTTCTCTTCTTTAGATCCGTTATCCATAGTGCCACCTTTAATGCTGTCCGGTCTTTCTTCTTTAAATGCATCAGCCTCATCTTCTGCATACACATCGCCATGAAGACCAACTAACTTTAAGATCACTCGATCCTTTGCTCTTTTTTCAGCCATAGCATAAGGATAGCTGTTCTTATTGTTTAGTGGAGATGCCTCTCCAATAGACCATTCTGACTTGTCTCCCATATTGCCGGTGACCAACAAACTGACCACTTTCTTTTCAGAATTACATTCTAAAATACTAGGCTGACTAAATACAATTTTCTTATGTACAGCTACTTTTTCTAATGCTTTGTGTAACAGCACATAAGTACCATGACAGTTCCAACCGGCTTGTGATGGTGTCATGCCAATTTCTTTTAAGGTTTCTTTAACCTTATCCGGTACTTCATCTCTCATTTTCTAACTCTTTCTCTTTTAATTTTTCTAATAAAAATGCACCAAACTGATAGCCTAGTTTATAGTAAGCAGAACTTTTTTTTTGCTCATAAAGTTCTTGATTAAAAAGAGCATCAAAAACACCCTCCTTAAAAAAGCCAAGATAGTTTGTACGTTTTCTCTCAAATACATCCATGATCTAATCTACAGATAATATTTCTGTTCTTGTGCTGTCGTAATGCTTAGTCTTTAAAAAGTTTCTTTGGAATATAGTTTTTTTAATACCTCTCTTAACTTTTTCATAAGTTATTAACTCTTGAGTTATAATGTTTCCCTTTTCTTTTGGGAAAAAACTGTCATCCAAAAATTTATTAATCTTGCACAATCCATTTGTTGGCAAGTAACACAAATCAATTCTTTCTTTCATCTTACATACCAAACATTTTTTCGACAAACTTGTCGTATTTTTTGCCAATGTAATCTATCCATCTAAACAAGAAAAACTTTTTAATAGGCTTTCCTTTACCGGTAGCCTCTGCAATGTGATCAGCAATTAAAGATGTATCTTTTTTTCTTTCGCCAATTATTTTTGGTTTAAGTCTCACAACACCACTCCTTTTAACTTTTCTTGTTACTTTCTTTGGTTTTGTATTTGGTTCTTTCATATTATCCTCTCTTTATATTGGTTACAAAAATCAGCAACAGAACAATAGTTGCCACAACGTGTGTACTCGCCAACACGAAATTCTAATTCTAAATCTGTTTTCTTTGTATATGCTTTGTCAGTTTCATTATGCCAATCCATGTATTTGACAGCTTCTTCTTCACTATCCAAGACTTTCATGGCTCTTTTCTGACCTTTTTTCTTTACTGCCCAAGTATCATTCTTTTTCCACATTTCTTCATCAGAACATAATGGTAATACACCATCTAAATCATAATTAATTTGAGCCTCTTGATGTAAGGCAATCCTATCACAAACGTATTTTTCTATAACATCATCATCCCAAAGGGGTATATCTACGAAAACTATAGGTGCTTTTGGATAGTCTTCTTTTCTCTCTGCATCTCTTCTATTCCAATCTCTTAGGATTGCACATATCTTTAAAGATTTAGGTCTCCATTTTTTAGACAGATGGCTCTCTTTAAATAGCCAACCATAACAATTTAATTGTTTCTCCCACTCCGGTTTGCCATAAATAACAGACCAAACAGATGTAACCTTGTAATCCACAATTGTAGCAAAACCATCTTCAATCTCTTGTCTATCTATAGCACCGGATATAATCCAACCATTACGATCAGAATATAATCTTTCTTCATTAATAATCTTTTGTGATGGATGTCCTATTCTTGGATATTGATTAGAATTTTCTAATACTGAGTGTACAGCAGTTCCAAATAATGCCCAAACCATGTCAACAGCATCAACCTCTATGTCCTCATTGTAGACATCTTTCATAATCCTAACTCTAGGACTATCAATCAATGATGTTATGGATATATCAGCTTTGCCTTTACTGTATTTGTCGTTTATGGCAAAATCCACAAATGGTTGTGGCATACCAAACTTGTTGGTAATCTTCATGTCATTCTCCTATTATGCTGATATAAATATATATTAAGGTTAATTAATGTCAATAGAAATAAATAAAAGTTTTAATTTC